ATGACCCAAGTAGAAAAATTGATAAAAATAATTATGCCGGATTTGCTCCGGTACCTAGAAATGGTAGAAAGTGGCGAAATTATTCAGAAAAGACTGGATAAAAGAAAAAATCCAAGCATTCATTGTGACGACGAACAAGAATTGGAAATTGATGGAGGTTCACAATGCAATCAATAGCAGTCCAAATAGCATTACTTCAACAGAAGTCTGTGCTGGAACTACAAGAACTGTGGAAGAAATACTTTAATGAGCCAACGACTATTCAAAGTAAGGAATTTTTTGTATCTCGTATAGCTTATCGCATACAGGAATTGGCATACGGAGGCTTACCTCGAGAGCAACAACAGTTGATCGCTCAGATGTATGTTCCTCCGGAGATGCGCAAAAATCTTCCACCGGTGGGAACAAGGATTATACGCGAATATCACCAAGTTGAGCATTCTGTTACTATTTTGAATGATGGATTTGAGTATAACGGAATGAAGTTTCCAACGCTTTCGGCCATAGCAAAAAAAATTACCGGCCGGAAAATATCAGGAAGATACTTTTTTGGAATAGATAATTAAAAGGAGAAACCATGGAACCGCAAAAAAAAGTCAGATGTGCAATTTACACTCGTAAATCAACAGATGAAGGTCTTGAAAAAGAATTTAATACTTTGGAAGCCCAACGTGAAGCCGGAGAAAATTACATTAAGAGTTTTAAGCATCAAGGTTGGGAAGCCTTACCAGACCACTACGATGATGGTGGTTTCAGCGGTGGCAATCTAAAGAGGCCTGCCTTGCAACAACTATTGAAAGATGTTGAAAAAGGTAAAGTTGATATGATTGTTGTTTATAAAATAGACCGTTTAACCCGTTCTCTTCTCGATTTTGCACAGCTCGTAAAAACGCTTGAAAAGCATAATTGCTCTTTTGTATCTGTTACACAGCACTTTAATACTTGCGATTCCATGGGCAAGTTAACATTAAATATATTGCTGTCGTTTGCACAATTCGAGCGTGAGCTTGGTGCAGAACGTGTCCGGGATAAAATTGCGGCCAGCCGTAAAAAAGGAATGTGGACCGGTGGATCGGTTCCTCTTGGCTACACTCTTAAAAATAAAAAATTGATTATTGAACCGGCTGAGGCAGAGATTATACGTTTTATTTTTGAAGATTATGCTCGTACTAGATCAGAATTACTTACAACACAGCACGCCATCGAGCGCGGTTACACACCTAAAGAACGGAAAAATAAAGATGGAACCCTTAAGAATAAAGAGGTTTTTAATCACTCAATGGTTAATCACATTTTGAACAATCCTCTTTATTTGGGGAAGATGCCATACAAAGGAGAGCTATACGAAGGTCAGCACAAGGCTATTATTTCACAGGATTTATGGGATAGAGTAAAAAGTCTAAAATCGGATAATTTAGGAAATGCATTTTGTCCGTCAAGATCAGTAAAAAACAGCTTATTAAAAGGTCTGTTAGAATGCGAATGTTGTGGCACCATGATTCCAACTAGATGTAAGCGCGGCAACAAGTACTATGAGTATTACACTACTTTAAAATCTGTAAAAGAAGGTGCAAAAGCACATCCGTGCAAAATTGGAAGTGTTCCTGCTGGGGAACTCGATACTTTTGTTTTAGAAAAGATACAACAAATATTTAAGTCGCCGAAGATAATGCGAGAGATGGCAAAACAGCTTGAAGAGGCTAACCCCAAGTATTCAGCAAATGATGCTTATAATCTTGCGAATAATATAGGCGAAGTGTTCCAGTACTTTGAACCGGCAACTGTCCACGATTTTATTTCAGAGGTTGTTGAAAAAGTAGTTTTGCACCAAGAATTTATTGAGATAAAATTACGTCCATATGGGGCTGATATTTTTGAAAATCAGCTTACAGAACCTGATAAATGCTACTGCAAAGAAAGTTTAGTTCTAAAATATCCTGTAAAGTTTGGGAGAAAACGCGGAAGCATGAAAATTGTTGAACCCACAAATCCAACTAAGGATATGCCGGCACGAGATGAAAAACTTTATAATGCAGTTACACAAGCCTTTTATTTGAAAAATGAAATGGAAACTAAAAAGATATCATTAGCAGAGTTATCACGACGAGAGCATTGTGATCATACTTATATTGGTCAAGTGGTGCGCCTTACAACTTTAGCACCGGACATTATAATGGCCATTATTGAGGGTAGACAGCCAAAACTTTTGACCTTAAGAAGATTACTTCGCGAACGCTTCCCATACTCATGGGAAGAGCAACGCAAGGAATTAGGATTTAATCCTGCATAACATTATAAACAAATTGCTCTTTTTGTATCTATGTATGCGTGAAAAACATACATAGATATTTAATTTTATAAATTTTTCAACCGTTTATTGAAAAAAAACTAAACTAATGAATATATGGCCTTTTGTATTAATCATTAACAAAAGGTTAAAAAATGAACAAATATTTATTAGATGGGTTACCACCCAGCGTGGTAAACTATATCAAAATACATTTACGACGGATCTATTCCACGGGGCTTTTTGATAGCCAAGAACGAGAGGACTTAATTCAAGATTTAGTCCTCTTTTATTTAGAACTAATTCATAAGCTTACTGATGTGCTAGATGTAAAAGTTTACTTGGCCTTAAAAACTAAGGCTGACCACATTATGAGAACCCGACTGCGAGAACTGCAATCGGGTTTTTTAAACACAGGGTCATTAAATAGTATGTTTGAGGATGAAGGCTTTGAACCTGCATCCTCTTTTTCGCTTTCCGATTTGGAAAATTATATTTCGATAAGCGAATTAAAAAACTTTATTTCACCAAAAGAACAGAAATTTATAGAACTTGTTCTGGATGGAGAAACAATCGACAATGCTATAAGATTGGCACATGTATCTAAAAATATTCTTTATATCTTGAATGGAAAATTAGCTGAAAGGAATAAAAAACAAAAAAAATAAAAATTTTTGAGGGAATTTTTCGATCTCCGGGGGAGTTACCTTTTGTATCAACCATAACAAAAGGAGAAAAAAATGGTTAAAAGCAAAAAGACTGTTTATGAAATCATTCAAACAATCCCGGTAGAAAGCATGATTGCTCTTTCGTTCCCTCAGTTGCGTGACTTCGAAGCACAGCTGAAGGAAGAAGTAATCGCCCACACCCTGAAACGCAAACAAAAGACCAAGGAATACCATCGCGCAGTTCTTGCTCTGCGGTGGGTTCAAGGTGTTATCCGAATTAAAACAATGGATGAATGCCAAGGGGTGCAACATGGATAAAAAGACAACTATTTTGTTAGACACTGCCGGCTTCCTCGCGGCTGTGCATAACTATAAGAAAAGTGAAATCGCGGATTTAATTGTCGCGCTGTGCGAATTTAATTTATATGGATGCACTTCTGTAAAATTAACGGACATGAAAAAAATTCATTTTGATTCGATTCAAGAAGTGATTGAATTACGCAATTTGCGTTGGCTTAAAACCTGCGAGATTAACGCGCAAAACGCAAAAAAGCGAACTGCAAATAGCAAAGCGACCGCTGAGCGAAATTCGAGCGAGCCATCTGAACCAGCGCAAACCGACCGCCCGGAAGATAAAGAGAGAGATAAAGAGAACGATAGTGAACTAGATAAAGAAAAAGAGTCTGAAAGTGATTTTATAAATAAAAAGGATAAAGATAAAGAGCCGGAAAATGTGGATAAGTCACAATACGTTGGTGCTCCGAGCGTTGAAGAAGTAGCGATTTATTGCAAAGAAAGCGGTTATACCATCGACCCGGTCGCGTTTGTGAAGTGGAATTCCGAGCGTGGTTGGATGAACGGCAAGAAGTACATCGCGCTGGATTGGCGAAAGGCTGTCAGAAAATGGTTTTGCAAAGAAAACGGTTTGTCCTACTCCGAAATGGAGAGCATGACGAACATCTGTCACGATATGCTTAGCAAAGTAAAGGGGGCGCAAGATGAAGCCAGTCACACTTGATACAATCAAAAAAGATTTGAGAACGGCCGCTTATGTGGAACGACTTATGCCTCCAGTCAGACCACCAAGATATCGTTGTTGTATGCCAGAAATCGTTTATACTCCACAAGAAATTGCGTTTATGGACCGCCGCCCGGTTCCGCCGCGCCCAACTCAATGGCAAGTTATGGTTTGGGAGAAAGTTATTCTTCAGTGGATGCCATTGTTAGATGTTGATGAACGTAAGTTGGTTTGGAAGCGTGCCTCAAGAATTCCATGGAAATTTTTGTGCCGAGAGTTTGGATTATCGCGCAATAGATTAATGGAAAAACACGATAAGGCATTGATAAAAATACATTTTTATATCAAGGGAACAAAAAAATGCCCTGGGCAAAAAAAGGGTGGACTTTTTTCCTGAAAATCGCTATAAAAATTGGTATAATCGGGAGTGAGTTGTAAACAGGCGAACGGTTATACATTTTTACAATAGCATTGAAATCCGCTGGCGGCAAACCGGCGGATTTTTTTGTTGTAATTTTCCAATAAATCTGCCATAATCAGAGCAACCTCGTCGGGTGACGTGGTGATGTGGATTTAGGCCAACTTGTCCTACTATAACGGACTAAACAGGAGAAAAACTTATGCTGAAAACAGCTGAAGCGGTGTCTATCGGCCACCCGGATAAAACAGCCGATTACATTTCAAGTTACATTTTAGACAGACTTATCGAGCAGGATCCCGGCGTTCATTACGCTGTGGAAGTTATGATCAAAGATAACACCGTCATCTTGGGTGGTGAGGTCAAAGGTTCGGTAGATATGTCAGACATAGAAACATATGTCAAGAATGCCCTCCGAGAAATCGGTTATGATGAACATTACTCTAGTCTATGGAAAAATTATGCCATAGATGTTCGACATATAGAGGTCATCAACAAAATCGGGGTCCAATCGGCCGACATTAACCAAGGTGTTGAGCGCGATGGATGGGGAGATCAAGGCGTGTTTGTGGGCTATGCCTGCAAAGGCCCGGCTCTCATCAACCGCGAGTTATGGCTGGCACGTAAACTAAATGATGCTCTTTATGAACATGCAAAGACATCATCTAACCTTGGCCTCGACATAAAAACACAAATTACCATAGATGATGCAACCGGTGACATAGTGACGGCAATAGTTGCCATACCTATGTTAGAGCCGGAAGACATCAAACCATTTGTCGTTGATGCGCTTGGGACACAGCCAAAGTCCATCATCGTGAATGGCACCGGCATTTATCAATTCCATTCATCCATTGCTGACTGTGGTATTACCGGTCGGAAATTGGCGTGCGACTTCTACTCTACCGCCTGTCCGATTGGCGGTGGCTCGCCATGGACTAAGGACCCGAGCAAGGCTGACTTAACCTTGAATGTCTATGCCCGTTACCTTGCAACAGAAAATCTTGGTGACAATGACGAGTGCTTTGTTTACCTCTCATCATGCATCGGGAAAGCAGAATTACCAAGCGGCCTGATCCGAACCGTTAAGAACGGTGTTGTGACAAACAGTCCGCTTGTTTGCAACCAAAAACCGAATACTTTAATCAAGTTCTTCGGCTTGGATCGACCGATTTACACCAAATTATGTCGCAAGACTTTACAAGCACTTACAATTGTACCGGTTGAACGAAAAAAACTGGTTGTTTAATATAGTGTTTTTCTCCTTGGCTTTGCTCCCGTTAGCTGTCAGATTTTGACAGCCGATGGGCTGCGGGTCCTTACTTTCTTCGGATCGTATGCGGGGCTCCAAGCCGCGGCATTTTTCTAGCAAAACACAAAAATTTTGGGTGGTCAGTGGTCGCATAAAAGCACAGTAATATCAAATAGTTATAACAACGAATTAAAATTTTGGGTGGTCACTTTTTAATTTTGGGTGGTCACCCTTTGTTTTATCACACAAATTCAGGAGCAAAAATGGAATTTCAACAGAACTTTCCAGTGGATAAACTTATCCCTTACGCACGCAACTCGCGCACGCATAATGATGAACAAGTGGCGCAGATTATGGCCAGTATTAAGGAGTTCGGCTTTACCAACCCGATCCTTATCGGCTCGGATAACGTTATTATTGCCGGACATGGCAGACTTTTGGCGGCTCAACGCTTAGGCATGACAGAAGTTCCGGTCATCGTCTTACCGGACTTAACCGAAACGCAACGTCGAGCCTTGGTCATTGCCGATAACCGGATAGCCCTCAACGCCGGTTGGGATGAAAAGATGTTGGCATTGGAAATCGGTGAGCTGAAGGATGAGGACTTTGACCTAACTAACCTCGGCTTTACCGATGATGAACTAAAGGCCCTCGAGAACTTTGGCGAAATTCAGGACACCGGTAATACCGAAGATGATGAGGTTCCCGAGGCACCGGTCGAACCTACCTCCAAGCATGGTGACGTATGGCAGTTGGGAAACCACCGGTTGATGTGCGGCGACACAACCATGATAGACGATTTCAAAAAGTTAATGCAAAACGACGTGGCCGACATGATCTTTACCGACCCGCCATACAATGTTAACTACGGCGCAACGATGAAAGACAAACTCCGTTATCACACCAGTCCGAACCATGGCCGCACCATTATGAACGACAACCTGGGCGAAGATTTCGAGCAGTTCCTTTACGATGCCTGCACCAATATGCTGATGTATTGCAAAGGTGCCGCTTACGTTTGCATGAGTTCGTCTGAACTTCACACCCTTTACTCGGCATTTGTGAAAGCCGGCGGCAAATGGTCCACCTTTATCATTTGGGCCAAGAACACCTTTACCCTGGGCCGGGCTGACTATCAGCGGCAGTATGAGCCTATCCTCTACGGCTGGGTGAGCGACAAGCCTCACTATTGGTGTGGTGACCGGAACCAATCCGACATTTGGGAATATAACAAGCCACAGCACAATGACCTGCACCCGACAATGAAACCGGTCGAGCTTGTTGAGCGCGCTATCAACAACAGTTCCAAGGTTGGCGAGATTGTTTTGGACGGATTTGGCGGTTCCGGGTCGACTTTAATCGCCTGTGAGAAGACCGGTCGAGTCGCAAGATTGATGGAATTGGATCCGAAATACTGCGATGTTATCGTGAAAAGATGGGAAGATTGGACCGGTAAAAAGGCTGTTCTGCTAGAAAGTGGCGAAATATCAAAAAATAATGCAGAAACAAGCACTTATAATGCATAATTAACTGGATAATTCTTCGAAAAAGAGCGTTCATTGACTTGTAAGATACAACAGCGAAAGGAAATTAAAATGAAAACAGTTAAAACTTACATGGTCCGCAAGCCAAGCGACCTCGACGAAGTAAAGAGCATAACCAGAGCCAACAGCGACAGACTTGAAACCGTGGCGGTGGTTGAAACCATTAACCTGACACCGGCCGAACATAAAAGAGTATGCCGCACCCCTTTAAACGACTACGGCTTCTTAAAAGGCAAAGGCGGCTACTGCGATGAGCACGAATACCGCCAGGTGGTTGAGATTACAGCAGACGGTCAGCCGACACTTTACGCTGACCCGTCAGGCTCAAGCTACTGCAGATACTTAGGCATAGAGGTTAAATAAGGAGGTCGCCATGATGAACAAGAAAGCAAACCTGAACCAAGCATTTAAAGAGCTCCGCAAGCTCGGATATTTTGCAAGACAAAACTTTTGGTGCTGTCAATCCTGCGCTTGGGCCGCGGTACCGATGGATGCCAAAAAGGTGGTCTTTTACCACAGGCAAGATACCGAGGAATTAAACAAGACCGGTGAATGTTACCTTGCCTGGTCTGGCGACCGGGACGAAATCGCCGAGGTCCTGGAACGCAACGGGGTCTTAAAAACAAAGCCGGAAGACGAAAGCCAAAGATTTGAAATCAGCATTAACTAGAAAGGAAAAACAATGACTGAGATTTTAAAGACACAAAACAAAACCTGGGGATTTTGGGGAACCGCCAGCAATCATATAGAACATAAACAGGAAATGCAGGCATTTTGGGATAAGGCCGCCGAGATCATCCAATCCAAGGGCTTAACCCCGCAACAGACCTTGGGCCTGATGGATAGTCGCTGGGGTCGTCACATCGCTGACGAGTTCGCCGAAGAACTCAGCACTAACCTCGAGACATTCGCCTCGGTATTTAAAAGGCAAATGAGCACAATCCGCCTGATTAAAGAGTTCCGCTACTATGTGGACCCGAAAGCATTCCCGGACGTAAAGCCTCGCGCTTATGAGAACTTCGCCAAGGATTTAACCAAACTCTGCAAGACCTATGGCGTAACGATAAAGTGCATCGGCGGAGTAAGCCTGCATTCGCAAGACGAAATGAAAAAGCTCCTGGGTTACAGCTCAGACCTGGACAGCGGTGACATATTACCAATTTGGAGAGATTAAAATGTATAAAGAAGTACCGGAAGATTTGATGGCCAAAATTAAAGAGGCCGCAGGAACCATTAACAAACATAATTGTGCGGTTGATACCATGTTGATCGCTGTTGGAAATAATTACTATGGTTACCAACCGCACCCTCAGCCGAAGAAAAAGAAATACTGCCAAGTGGCAGACAAACGGCTCGAGGAACTGAGCCACACGTTCAACGAGGTCCATGATGCACTGGCAAAAGAAAACATCGACCTCTTGGTTTGCTTTGTGGCTCTAAAAGACGGCGGTGCAACGGTCTTTGTCGCACAAGAGGCTGTTAACCGCCGCCTTGACGTATTTAACGAACTCAAAAAAATGGAGGAACAGCATGCCAAAATATCCTGAGATAACGGTTAAACTTATTGGAGAAAACAGCAACGCATTTAACATATTAGGTATTTGTATTAAAGCAATGCGCAGAGCCGGTCTGACCGAGGAACAAGTTGATGAATTCAGAATGGAAGCAACATCGGGTGATTATCAACACTTACTAAATACCTGTATGCGATATTTTGAAATAGGATAGAAACCGCACAAAAAATAAGGGGCCGATTTTAGTCGATCCCTTTTTTACTGAATGGTAATCTAAGCGTTGGCCTTAAGGTAATAAGTCCGAACCCCGTCTTTCTTTTCGGAGGCGATGGTTACTTTAGTCTTTTTGGCGTAAAGTGACATCGCACCGCGGATTGAGTTTTCTTTCCACCCGAGGGCTTCAGCCATCTCTTTTAAGGTAGCTCCTTCCGGGCGGCTGAGCATAACAACCATAAAGGCTGTTTTATCGTGACCATCAATCTTAACCGGTTGCGGCTGTGCGATCGCTGGCTCCGGCTCGGCTACCTTGGCCAGGGTTTCGGTCAGGATAGTACCTAACTCTTTATCAGTGATACTGGAGGTTGATTTTTTAGTTGTAGTTTTAGCTACTGGTTTTTTCTTTTGTGTTGTCATGTTTTTGTCCTTTCTATCTGGTTAACACAACACAATGAATGCTTGGAATAAAAGATTAGTCCAGTAAATAATGCAAGAAAGTGAAGAAATATGGCAAATAAAGTATCAATGCGGGAATATGCGCGACTTAGGGGCGTAAATTTAAGCGCAGTTCAGAACGCAATCAAGTCCGGCCGCATTCATACCGAGCCTGATGGCAAAATAGACGTGGAGGAAGCCAATCGGGACTGGTTCATCAATACCGACCAGTCAAAACAGCGTAAACCCGACCCAATATTTGAATCTCAGATTGAAAGCCGACCCAATAACATGGGAACCTTTCAACAGGCCAAAACGGCCGATATTTATTACCGAGCCATGATCGCCAAGGCAAAACTGAGGGTCTTGAATGGCGAAGTCGTAGATAAAAAGAAAGCCGCACAGTACGCATACACATTGGGCCGCTCCATCAGAGATCTGATGTTGAGCTTTCCGGTGCGCTACGGTGCAATTATTGCTTCCGAGCTGAATACGGATGAACACACAACAACATTGATTTTGGAGAAATATATCAGTGAACTCCTTTCAAACAGCGAAGAACTCCTCAATCGAAACCTTTGATTTGCAGGGTTTTATTGCATCAGAGATATTCCGGGGATTAGAACCGGACAGCTATATGTCGGTGTCGGACTGGGCTGATGCGTACCGGACCTTGTCGTCAAAGTCGGCCGCAGAACCCGGACGGTGGCGTACCAAACGTACACCTTACCTGAAAGAGATTATGGACTGCCTGTCGCCAAGGTCGCCAATTCAAAAAGTCGTCTTTATGAAAGGTGCACAGATCGGCGGCACCGAATGCGGCAATAACTGGATCGGCTACATCATCCACAAGGCACCCGGTCCGATTATGGCTATCTCGCCGACTGTGGAAATGGCCAAGCGTAACTCGCGCCAGCGTATTGACCCGCTGATCGAGGACTGTCCGACACTTAAAAACCTGGTCAGTTCTGCCCGGTCACGCGATAAAGGCAACACGATGCTGTCAAAGGACTTCCAAGGCGGTGTGTTGGTGATGACCGGTGCGAATTCGGCTGTTGGGCTTCGTTCCATGCCGGCCCGATACCTGTTTATGGACGAGATTGACGGTTATCCGGCAGATATCGAGGGCGAAGGTGATCCGATCCTGCTGGCAGAGCGAAGAACAGCGACATTTAACACCAAGAAAAAGATATTCCTGGTTTCAACGCCGACAATAAAGGGAGTTTCGGCCATTGAACGCGAGTTTTCGCACTCGGACCAAAGGTTCTATAAACTTCCTTGCCCGTTCTGTGGCGGTTTTCAGGCCCTTAAATGGGAACAAATCCGGCCACAAGAAAACAGTGTTGTCTTTTATGAATGCGAGCATTGCCATAAGCTGATAGCGGAGCACTATAAAACGCAGATGCTTGAAGCCGGCCACTGGGAGGCAACATCGGAATCTATTGACGGCCTGACTGCAGGATTTCACTTGTCCTCGCTTTACTCCCCGGTCGGATGGCTGTCCTGGGCTGAATGCGTGCAAATTTACGAAAAAGCCAAGAAAGATGCCACGCTGATGCAAGGGTTCCGGAATACGATTTTAGGCGAAACCTACGAGCAAGAAAGCGAGGCTCCGGAATGGCAACGGCTCTACGAAACTCGGGAAAATTACCCGATGGGTGTTGTGCCGCGCGATGGTTTATTCCTGACCGCCGGTGTGGATATTCAAAAGAACCGTATCGAATGTGAAGTAGTCGCTTGGGGCCGGCAAAAGCAAAGTTGGTCCGTTGACTATTATGTTTTAGACGGCGACACCGCTAAGCCGGAGGTTTGGGCCAAACTGGCCGATGTGGTCAATAAGGACTATCCGCACGAAAGCGGGATCACAATGCCGATCCGGGTGATGTGCGTTGACTCCGGTTATGCCACGCAAGACGTTTACAGCTTTGTGCGCCAGTTTAACCAAGCTGTTTGGGGTGGTAACGGTGCCAGGGCCAATGCGCCAAGGACTGTTGTCGCCATCAAAGGTCAAAGCCGCGATACCGCGATGATCCTGTCCACTTCAAAGGCCGATACGAAAAAGAAAGGCCTGAAGGTGTGGAACGTGTCCGGTCCGGTTATCAAAACCGAGCTTTACCGGTGGCTGAAGATGGAACGTGTCGGAGAAGATGCCTCACAGTTCGGCCGCTGTCACTTCCCGGCATACGCTGAGGAGTATTTCAAACAGCTGACCGCTGAACGCCAAATCGTCAAGGTGACCAACGGTTATCCGAAGTCAGTTTGGGAAAAAGACCCGACCCGGCGAAACGAAGCCTTGGACTGCCGAGTTTATGCGCGTGCCGGTGCGGCAATTTATGGTCTTGACCGGATATCCGAGCGCGGCTGGCAAGAGCTTGAATCGGCTATTCCGACCAAAACAACCGAAAAGCTAAAGATTAAAAAGCAACCGAAATTTATTCAAATCCAACCAACAAAGGTAAATGACCCATGGCTATAACAAACATAGAAGTATTGAAAACAAGACTGGCCCAGGCCGAAGAAGCTTACCATAAATTGATGATCGGCGAAAAGGAAATAACGGTCAGTGTTGGAAGTTTTGGCTCAACAACCTACAACCAAGCGAGCCGAACAGCTCTTGAAAGCTACATCAGCTCTCTTAAATCGCAAATTGCCGCGGCTGAAGGCACACCAAGCTGTCGCCGCCGGATAATGAAAGTGAGTTTTTAATGACAGACACATCACACAAAGCAGCTTCGCAAACTTTGCGAGAAATTGCCTCGTGGCTTCCGGGCCGCGGTTCTGCCGACAGCGATTTATTGCCGGAATTGGACACGATTGTCGCCCGGTCGCGTGACTTAACGCGAAATCATGGAATTGCCGCCGGTGCAATGCAGACCTTGTCCGATAACATAGTCGGCACCGGGTTTCGTTTATCGGCCAAGCCGGACTATCGGCTACTGGGCAAAACCAAGGAATGGGAAGAAGAATGGCAGGCACATGTTGAAAGTTTATGGCGATCATGGTCCGAAACTTTTGAATGTGATGCGGCCAAATCCTTAACTTTCCATGGCCTGACGACACAAGTTTTCAAGTCTTGCCTGATCAACGGCGAGGCTTTGGCTATTCCGCTATGGCTGAAAGACCGGAAGTTTTCTACCGCAATTCAGTTGGTAGAGCCCGACCGGTTGTCTAATCCAAACGGCCAAACGGATAGCAAAACCCTCCGCGGTGGTATTGAAATAGATAAATATGGCGCACCGATAGCCTACTATATTCAAAAAGACCACCCGGGCGACTTTTGGATAGGAACTGCGTCTTGGGAGCGTATTCCGGCATTTACTTCATTTGGCCGGAGACGAGTTCTACACGTTCACGATATCAGCCGTATCGGCCAATCTCGTGGAAAGCCTGTCCTCAGTTCCATAATGCCGATGTTCAAAATGTTGGACCATTACGAACGATCCGAGCTTCAGGCCGCGATCGTCAACGCAATGATAGCCGCATTTATTGAAACTCCGATGGATGGCGAAAGCCTGAACGAACTGTTCGGCGGCTCAAGTGATGATTACCTGTCTGCGAAAAAGGATTGGCAGGTTAAACTTGAAGGTGGCTCTATCATCCCTGTTTTTCCTGGTGATAAAGTCGCGCCATTCACACCATCACGACCGAACTCGGCTTATGGATCTTTCGTTGAAAACTTGCTCCGCCATATCGGAACCGGCCTTAACATTCCTTATGAATTGCTCTTGAAAGACTTTTCAAAGACCAATTACTCGTCCGCCCGATCGGCATTGCTCGAGGCTTGGCGATACTTTAACGGCCGCCGACAATGGCTCTCCACTTACTGGGCCACGCCGGTTTATGAACTGTGGCTCGAAGAAGCAGTCAATAAAGGCTTGGTTGATGCACCGGACTTTTACGAGAACCGTTACGCTTACACAAGATGTAAGTGGATCGGTCCGGGTCGCGGCTGGGTTGACCCGGTCAAAGAAGCTCAGGCCTGCCAAATCCGAATGGATATCGGACTTTCTACATTAGAGGCCGAATGTGCCGGTCAAGGCTTGGACTGGGAAGAAGTTTTGGAACAACGGGCGAGAGAAAAAGCCAAACTCGCCGAATTAGGTTTAACAACTGAAGATTTAACTTCAAAGGAGGTTGAAACATCAATAAGAACAGATGAATCCGGTAATTTTTCTTAGAATACTTGGTAATTTTACAATGGATCAACATCTGCCGATAAAAGGTCTGTGTAGCCTTTGTAAGTGTACATTTGGCCCCATTTTTTCTCAGAATTATTCTCAATAATGCCCAAGTCTATAAGGTGGTTCAAAGACTTAATAACGGTTGGTTTTGTTGAACCAATCATTTTGACAATCTCTGCGACAGTCAGCATAGGCTTCTTTTGAAAGACTTTAAATACTTTCTGGGCTGATTGAGATGCACGACCAAGTGTTTTAATTTTTTCACTATCTGCTGAAAAAATATTTTGAATAGCGATGAGTGTTGTTTTGGCATCATTGGCGGTTTCAATAACACCTTCTAAGAAAAACTTGATCCAGTTTTCCCAATCGCCATCTTTACGAACACCGTTTAAGGCATCGTAATAAAGTGTGCGGTTCTTTTTGAAAAACAAACTCAGATATAAAAAAGGAGAATCCAGCACACCTTTTACACATAAGAAGAATGTTATTAAAAGTCTACCAAGTCGTCCATTTCCATCTAAAAATGGGTGAATGGTTTCAAATTGAACATGTATAAGTGCCGCTTTTATCAGATCTGGAATAGTATCTTCATTATTCATGAAAAGTTCTAAGTCACCTAAAACTGCCATTAGTTTATCCGGAGGAACAGGAACAAATCGAGCATTGCCAGGACGTGTTCCACCAATCCAGTTTTGTGACGAACGAAATTCGCCCGGCAATTTTGTTTGACCGCGAGAATTTGTAAGAAGAATTTTATGAATTTCCCTAATCAAACGTAAAGACAAAGGAAAACCTTCTCTAATTCTCTGTAACCCATGGTTTAGGGCCGCAACATAAGATGATACTTCCGATGCATCAGCAACAGGAATACCATGTGTCTGCTCTGATTCATATTTTAAGAGGTCATCCAATGTTGATTGAGTTCCCTCAATTTGCGAGGAAAGAACTGCTTCTTTACGGACGTACATATAATTAAGAATAGACGGATCTGCGGCAGTTTCAACGACACCGTTTAATTGACCAATAGCTTGGTTAGCTTTTTCAAGCAATACCGAAACTTCGGATAAATCAATATCTGGCTTCGGAGGTAATGGGTTTGGAACATAGGCTTGATATGTTTCAGATGTTATTGAACATTTGACTAAAGTGCCTTGAATATCACGTTTCATGGTATCTCCTTTGTTTTAACAAACCTAAATGTATCAAATTATCCTTTACAAGTCAAGACAAAAAGTAAAGGTTGAGACATTATCATTTACTTTTTCAAAAAGAAAGTAAAGGTTTTTAATTTTTTGAAAGGAAAAAAGTGAACTTGAACGAGGTAATCGCTTATTGACGAACGGTGTTAGTGAGGAAATTAGCGATACCGGTTCAAATACATGATTTATCGGCACAAAGCAAATAACAAAGGAGATAAAAATGAAACTCATACAAAAGACAGTGTGGGCAATAACGCCCGAGATGCTCTCGACAATGATTTCGATAGCGCACCAAACGAACAAGAGCCCTGAGGCCATAGCCAAAGAAATGGGCCGCGATATGAAAAACACCTACGCCGTCTCCACCCGAGGCGGCGTTGCTGTTATTCCGGTAACCGGTCCGCTATTCAGACATGCCAACCTTTTGACGGCGGTCTGTGGCGCGACATCTTATGAACTCTTGGCTCAAGACTTTAACAAAGCCCTGGACGACCCGAACATATCAGCCATTTTGTTTGATGTGGACAGTCCGGGTGGCGAAGTTAACGGTTGCTCCGAGTTGGCCGATATGATCTACAACGCCAGAGGTAAAAAGCCGATCCTCGCTTATGCATCAGGCTCTTGTTGCTCCGGTGCGTACTGGATCGCCTCGGCCTGCGACAAGATTATGGCGGCAGATACGGCTATCCTCGGTTCTATCGGGGTTGTGTCCATCTTTGAAAAAGAGGACGAGAAAAAGACCATTGAAATTGTTTCCTCGCAAAGCCCGAACAAGCGGCCTGATGTGGAAACAGAGGAAGGAAAAGCCAAAATCCAGGCTCATATTGATGCGCTGGCAGAGGTTTTTATTAATAAAGTTGCGCTTCACAGGGATATATCACCGAAAAATGTCATCGAAAACTTCGGTGGCGGTGATGTTTTTGTGGGCCAAAATGCTGTTCGGATCGGTCTGGCGGACAGCCTAGCTTCTTTTGAAGCCATTATCTCAGACCTTAACAACGGGACGTGTCACTCGTTAATAGACGAAAATGGCAAGAATAAAAATTGTTTTAGAACAAGGGATTTTGATGAAAATGTAGTTGATTCTACATTTCAGAAAAATGCCGCCGTTAAAAAGCAATTTTCATCTTGTCCGGACGGATGCGACAAAAATGGCTCGCCTGCTGCAGAATTTCTTCTTGATGATGTTCCCGCATCATCTGCGAATAAATCCCTAGCAGCCAATCCTTTTTGTCAGCACCATGTTCGTCAATTAGCGGGTGATACGTCCCCATCAACGGAGAAATCATTCATGAATGATACTTTAGAAAAAACGTCTGTTGACATCAAAGCACAGGAACGCGAGCGCATGTCCCAAGTTCTTTCTGCCGAAAATGTTAAAGGCAAGGAAGCAACTGCTCAGGCATTACTTGCCAAGACCGATTTGTCAGCATCTGACATTTTGGCCATTTTAGAAACGGTGCCTGTTGCCAAACAAACCAATGCGCTTGATGTGGCAATGGCACAAATCAAAAACCCGGCGATCACACCATCTGCCGAGGATAAAGAAGAAACACCCGAAGACGTTGCAAACCGCATCGCTTCTTACACAATTGGAGGTTAACATATGACTGTACAAGGATTTACGGACCAAGGGTCCACAACCGCCGATACCTTATTGGCCGGCGAATTCCCTCGCGTTTCTGAACTTGCAACCATTACCGGCGGCAGTTACACGCGAGGCACAGTATTAAAGGCATCAGGTGATGCTTTGACCATCTGTGGTGCATCTGACACACCTGAAGCCATTTTGGCAGAGGCTGTTGATGCCACAAGCGAAGATAAACAAGCCGTCGTTTATTTGACCGGTGAGTTTAACTCTGCGGCTCTGACTGTGGCAGGCGGTGCTTCCGCTGACGGCTTAAAGGCCAAACTCAGAGCGAAAAACATCTTTATTAAAACAAATCAAGCATACTGAAAGGAATAAATAATGGATATTTTTTCTACAAACGTGCTCGCAAAAGTCGTTGAACGTTTACACACGCCTTCGTCTTTCTTGCTCGACACCTTCTTCCCGAATGTGCAAACTTCGGATAAAGAAGAGATCTTTTTTGATGTGACGGACAGCAAGCCGCGCATCTCTCCGTTTGTTTCTTCACTTCTTCCCGGCAAGGTTGTTGATAGCGGTGGCTATCAGACCAAATCATTCAAGCCGGCTTATGTGAAAGACAAACGTCGCTTTGATGCAAACATTCCGTATAAACGTGTTGCCGGTGAGATTATCGGCGGTTCTTTGTCGCCAGCTCAACGCTATGAACGCGCTTTGGCCACAACTTTGACCGACCAGTTAGAAAACCTGACCCGTCGTGAAGAAGTGATGGCGGCCGAAATCTTAAGAACCGGACAAGTTGTAGTTTCCGGCGATGGCTATCCGTCAACAACGGTGAACTTCGGACGTGATGCGGCTTTGACAAAGGCCTTAACCGGTTCTGCCACATGGGAAACTGCGGCTGTTAACCCGATTGAGGACTTGGAGGACTGGGCCGATTTGGTTCAAACAAAGTCCGGTATGATCGCAAAAACGGTCATCATGGATCCTGAAGCATGGAAAATCTTCCGCTCAAAGGACGATGTGAAGAAGTTCTTGGATTACCGCAGAGGCACAAACAACACTTTGAATGTTGACCCGATCATTCGTGGTGAAAACTCCAAAGTGCGCTACGTTGGCTCTATCGGTGACTTTGATATCTATGTTTACAATGACCTTTATATCAATGATGCCGGTGTTGAAAGCAAACTCTTGCCGGCCAAAACTGTCATCATGGGAGCCAAAGACGGACTTGAAGGAACCCGTTGCTATGGCGCGATCCACGATGAAAAAGCAAACTGGACAGCTCATCGCTACTTTACGAAGTCATGGGTTGAGGAAGATCCATCGGTTCGTTGGCTGTTATTGCAGTCTGCGCCTTTGGTCGTTCCTTATCGTCCGAATGCTTCATTCTGTGCAACCATTGGTTAGGAGGTATAAATGCGTATTAAGGCCTTGATTACATTAGTTGTATCTGCCGGCAGAGAAATTGCTCCCGGTAAGGAGTATGACCTGAACGAAGCAGATGCAAAAAGTCTGATAGAACGCGGTTTTGCAGTGCCTGTTAAAGGTGGCCAAAAGCCGGCAACACAGCCACAGCAACCACAGAAACCTGATGAAACAGGAGGTAAAGATGACCCTTCCTCTCAAAAAGGCGGTGGACAGCCTGTTTAATCGGTGCGGAACGATCGGGAATTATCAAGGACGAGAAGTCCTTTTTTTATTGATTGAACCGGACGAAGTTGTCGGTGTGGGTTTTGTTAAGGCGCACACCGACACGCATTTTATGAAGATCCGGATTTCTGATGCGCCTGATTTAGCTGTCGGGGACACGATAGAAACAGATGCGGCAACTTATCGGGTGCATACGGAACCGGTCAAAGATATTCATAATCTAGTATGGAGTGTTGATGTGCTATGCAATTAAAACTTGCACTACAAGGAAAACTGTCTGATGCCATGGAAAAGCACTATTCAGAAGGTGCCAAGGCTGTGACGTTAGGAATATCGGCGGCAACGAATGGACTTAAAACGTCTTTGCGTGAACAGGTCCGCTCGGCCGGTATGAGTTCTCGCATGGCCACCACTTGGCGCGGTGTCATCTATCCGAAAGGAAAAACGAGTATCAGCGCGGCCGGTCAGGTATATTCTAATGCCGAAAAGATTATGCAGGGCTTTGAATACGCAAGCATTATCCGAGGCAAAAACGGTCTGTGGCTTGCCATTCCGACCGATGCAATCCCGAAAAAAGCACGCGGTAAACGTATGACACCGGGTCTTTATGAACAGATGAAAGGCGTGCGGCTACAGTTTGTGTATCGCCGCAATGCCTGTTCATTGCTTGTCCATACCAAAAAGAAAAAGACGGTCATCGCCTTTATCTTGGTGCATCAGGTCAAAATGCCGAAATTAATTAACTTTGAAAGTGAAAGCGAGCGTTGGCAAAACAAAGTGCCGAGCTTGATTTTGCAAAACTGGAGCGAAGATGAGTAAAAGAGAAATCGTATTAAACGCTTTATTTGAAAGGCTTTCAACGCTTGATGTGGCTGTTAAGCGCAATGATCCTCTGCCGCAAAAAATCCCTGATGGCGGTTTGGTTATTCTGCGCGATGGTAATGTCGGCGAGCCGGAGATTTTATTGTCGCCGCCTTGCTACATTTTCACACATCGGGCTGAACTGGAAGTCATTGTTCAAAAAGAAACACCGGCCGAGCGCGATCAAGCCTTGGACTGGCTGTTGGTGGAAATCGGTGAACTTTTGCAGAATGATCCTCGCCTCGGTGGCGAAGTTGATTATATGCACGCGGATCCACCCGAGTTTGTGGAAGAACCGGTCGAAGGTGGCGTAACCATCAAAGGTGCGATCGTTCCCATTGTCCTTGAATACACCTCAAATTCTAACTTAATTTAACAAAGGAGACAAATATGTCACGAGCATATGGCTGGAATGCCAAACTATTAATCGCTGAAGAAAGCACTTACGGCACTCTTTCTTCGGGACCTTATACCCAAGTGCCGTTTGCATCAAGCGCAATTGACAGCGAACAAGGGTTGATTTCCTCAAATGTTTTAGGCCTTGGCCGCGACCCGACCACACCATTTCAAGACGTTATTAACGTTGAAGGTGATTTGGCGGTGCCGGTTGACCTTAGAAACATCGGAATTTGGCTGAAAGCTGTCTTCGGAGTTCCGGAAACGAGCAACGAAAATGGCGTTTATACGCATACATTTGAAAGCGGTAAAACCTCACTTCCGAGCTATTCACTTGAATTAGGACTGGCTGAAGTGCCGGAATATATCAGGTTCCTTGGCGCACGTGCGAATTCTATTGCCTTTAACTTTGCCAGGTCCGGTGAAGCACAGGTCACAGTTTCCTTAATGGCGCAAAGTGAAACAGCTTCGGAAACATCTGTTTCAGATGTACCTGAAGTTAAGAACTACACGCGCTTTTCACAATTTCAAGGCTTTATTAAATCCGGTGGCGAAACATTAGCCAATGTGACCAGTGCCTCGGTTACCTATTCAAATAACCTCGAAAAAATTGAGACGATCCGGAGCGATGGTAAAGTTGAAGCTATTGACTTGGGCGTGGCCTCATTGTCCGGTTCGATTGCGGTTCGTTATGGTGACAATGCCTTGATGGATAAAGCTCGCGCTGGTGTACCGGTGGACTTAGAGCTCGGTTATCAGTTATCAGACACACAAAGGCTCGTTATTACTTGCCATGAAGTGTATCTGCCAAAACCGAAACGTTCCATTTCAGGCCCTGGCGGCATTGAATGCACTTATGATTTCCAAGGTGCCAAGAACGCCGAACTCGGCAAAATGGTAACTGTTCAATTGTATAACGATGTGGAGGAATACTAATGTTAAAGTTAAAGTTTAAGAATGAGCCTTACTGGTTGGATTTAGGTATGGGTGTCCGGGTAAAAGTTAAACCCTGCACATCTTCCGTATTCTATGAGGCAAAAGCCTATATGAATTCAAAGGCCGCCGCTGTGCAAACAAAACAAACAGCCAATTTCGTATGATGCAGGCTGATATGTATAATCTTTACCCGTCCGTTGGCGCGGTTAATGCTATCCGGTCAAACTATAATTTTGCCGAGTTACCGGAAGATGTTGATTTTATCATTGATGCCTGTAACTTTAAGGTACTGGGCCACAAGGTTGAGCCGGCGGACATGAGCAAAGGTGAAATCGCCAGGACATACCTTTATTTTGATAGCGAATACCAGACATATAACATGAGTAAGCAATTGCGGAGGCTGATGGATGCCTGGAATGTTTTGTATCCGGTCACGCCATGGGAATGCACCCGGGCCAAACGTATCGAAGAAATCCAAGGAAATCCGAACCCATTCGTAAAAGAACCTTGCATTGAAAAAGGTTTGTATTAATAATAAAATCAAGAACTTAAACTGACGTTTTTCAACCTAATGTCAACCTCTCTTGAGTAGATTAGAAACACAAGAGCAATAAAATTGTATGGAAAACATTGTAAATCAATATCTTAAAATCAAAGCGGCACTTTTTGGTTGGCAGATATGGCAGGGTATACTTTTTGGGTATAGGTATACTTTTGGGGGAGTAACAATTAAAATGACAGCCGCGTAATAGGAAATTTTGAAAAGGGGAATAGTGGCTGAAACTGGGCTTTAAGCGGGCATAAAAAAAGCGGACACTTTAAAGTATCCGTTTTTATTTTTTTATATTGGTCGGGATGACTGGATTCGAACCAGCGACCACTTGCACCCCATGCAAATGCGCTACCAGGCTGCGCTACATCCCGATGACTGCTGTCAACCACTATTCTATAAGTCCTTCTGATGACAAATGCAAGTGTTTTTTTATCTTTTGGCATAATTTTGCCGTCCGTTCCGAAAAGTTGGGAAAGAGAAAAGGCTGTTCCGCTTTAGCTTGAAATTTTATTCCTGTTTTTCAAAAATTTTTGCAGATACTTTTCTAAAACCAGAGCATGCGTATGCTCCTGATCCTTTGCCGCGTAGAGCAGGGTAATCTTATCATGCCCCGCCGTCTCTTTCTCAAATTCTTTCACACCGGCGGCATTGTTTTGCAGCTCCTGCCAATATAGGGCTTTAAACGCTTCCCATCTTTCCTCCCTGTGTCCGAACCATTTGCGCAGGTCGCCTGACGGAGCCAGTTCTTTGGCCCACAGATTGATACAGGCGTTTTCTTTACTTATGCCGCGCGGCCACAAACGGTCCACCAACACGCGATAACCGTCGCTTTGCCGCGGCTGTTCGTAAATTCTTTTGGTTGTTATCTCCATTTTTTCCTCCCGGGATTCATATAATTAACAGGCCGGCTGCTTCAAGTTTGAAGCCCCGCCTTTTATTTGCCGTTTGAAGAATTATATTATTGGGAAAACGATCGCTAAAAGCAACACCTCCAACCACATAGCGTCCCGTGAAGTTCATCGGCGGATAAATAGCTCTAGTGAATTCCTCATAAGATGCTACAAATAAATAGATAAGAAAGAGTCCACAATAACCAATCACATCGTCGCCAAACACTAAGTCATTTTGTTCTGCAAGGATCTTCATAATGGAATCATAGGTCTCATCAGTTGGAATATAGATCAGTGT